GCTTAAATGCATACGATATTTCATTAAATACATTTTTAATAATAGGTGCTATGTACTGAATATTATTTTCTATGCTATCGACAAATTGTCTAAATTCTGGTGAATTAGCTAAGTCATTAACAGCATCGAATAACGGAGCAAATGCATATTCTGCTACTGATTTAATATCGGTAGCCCAGTCAGCGAATGTATGTGGCAATTTACGATATGCTGCTTCAATTTCGTCGGCATTATCGGTCATGGCCTTCTTAATAACTTCGGCTGTAACTTTACCTTCGGACGCTAGTTTCTTTAATTCACCACGAGAAACACCCATAGTTTTAGCTATGATGTTTTCAATCATCGGAGCATTTTCGGCTATGCTACGGAATTCGTCGCCTTGTAGCTGACCAGAAGCTAAACCTTGTGTCAACTGAATCATAGCATTCTTTTTGTTTTCGCCAGTCGTACCACCGATAGCCATTACTTTGTTAATTTTTTCAGCAAAATCTACGGCTTCTTTAGGGTCTGGGAAAGCATCGTGAGCCGATTGTGATAACGTCGCTACTGTTTCAGCCATAGAAGCATATTCAGTACGAGATCTTCGGGCCGATTCATAAATCTCTTTATTTAAAGCTGCTACATTCCCTTGTTCACCGACTATTAAACCGAGTCTGGCTTGAATCGATGAAAATTCTTGTGCCATATCGAATACATGACCGATAGCATCACCGACTTTTTGAATAGCGGCGGCTGCTATATTAGCACCGAGAGAACCTAAGAAAATAGCTTTAAGGTTAGATAAAGATCCATGTGCATTATTGGCCGCATTACCAGTATGTGTTACTTGTTGAGCAAAATTCGACATACTAGACGAAGCACTGCCAGCCGTTTGAGTTATATCTTTTAAGACAGGAGAAACACCGTTATTTAACTTTATCGTGTTAGATAGTGTAGACATATTCTACTCCTGATTTATTTCGTTTTAATTCTTTGGAAATGTGGGCCCGCTCTTTCTCTCTCATAGCTAGGGAAGCAAATATAAAGTTGCGTTCCTGTTCGTCCATAGAGTTTAATTCGAGCGGACGGATATGTAAATCTTGGAGGGCCCTATGGTAGAGATATGCCTCGGGATTCTCCTCTATTAGTTTTTTAGTTCGTCGATATCGTTAGCTTTACTACCAGCCATAACTTCTTGCAATGCAGCTGTTAATACTTGTGTTTCGCCAGGGTATAACATAGCACCTAATAATTCATTAGCGGAGGATACACCATAGGAATCTTGTAGTTCGGCATCGTTAAGAGATGGATATAATACGACAGCTTCGAGAAGTTCAGCGTTAAGATTTTCTTCGTTAACAGTAGACTCTTTCTTCCCGTTTTTAATAACGGTTTTAGTATTACGTTTCGTAATTTCTTCGACTAGTTTAGTGCTAATAGGATGTAGTACCCATTCGATCGGATTACCGTCTTGATCGGTAAAACGTTCAGATACGACTACCTTTACATCGGGTAAAGACTTAGCGTTAGATTTAAAGAATCCGTTTAAGGACATATTTTTGATATCTGCCATAGAGGGTTAATCTCCTTGTATAGAATAATAAGGAGCCATAAGGCCCCTTATCTAAGATTTACGCGGAATTAGGCTTGCATACCGTCTAATTCTTTGAAATTTTCTGGAATTTCAAGACCTTCGAATGTGAAGTCTACGTCTTGTTCCAAATATTTGCCGTCAGCATCGGCCAATGTAAGGTCGAAGTTATCGATGTTAACACCTTTAATAACGACTGTACGAGAACCGGCTGCGGAATCAGAATCTTCGTTAGTAACTTGAAGATCGAAGTATACGTCTTTACCGTGATTCATAAAATCAAGCATAAGTTCTGTGAAAATCGGTGTATTATCGTATACTGTCATGCTACCAGTACCTTTAGCACCAGTAGATTTATTGCCTTTAGTGATACGGCCTAAAATAGCCACTTCTTCTTTAGTCTTATCGACTTTAATAGTGACTTTTTTAGCGTTCAATAACAAACGACGTTTACCGTTGATAGTCATGTAAGCACGGGCTTCGACTGCACGAATAACGTCTTTTGCTAACATAGTTTGAGCTTTATCTGCCATTATTTAACTCCTTTATTTCACGTAGCAAGTAGCGTACAATTTATCCATAGCGACTGTCGGGTTGATTTCGTAGTTAACGACTACAGAACCTTTTTCGTCGCCCTCTGTCGGAATTTGAACATCCTTGGATTCGAATTCTTTAATAGCACGTACTTTAGCATAATCTTCAAATAATTTAACGATATCGTTCCATAATGCAATACGACCATCTTTATCGTTAGGTGTTTTACCTAGGTAGTAATTGTTAAATAATCGAGCTACATCGTATGCGGAGTTATCCAAAACGCGGATAACTTGGTTAAGAGCGAAGTCTTTAGTACGTTCTTTAGAGAATTCAGTAAATGTGTTAACGTCGGACAACAAACGAGTGTTACCTTTAACGTTGCCAGATGCAGAATCTGCTACATTATGGAATACGATTTGGCCGCCTTTAATGAATTGTTCTAATTCGTATTGCTTATATTGAACGTTGAAATTATATTCGCCGTCGTAAATTTTATTAGTCAAAGATTTATTAATAGGACAAGATGCTTCTGCACCAGTTAACCAGTAGACACCAGCACCAGGTTCAGCACCACTATCGTTAACTTTGTTAGCTAAAGAAATAACGCCTTCATAATTAGCACGAGTGTTATTATAAAGAGCGACCTGGAATTTTTGACCTGTCGTTTCACGAGTACGTTTAGCAAATGCGATAAACAAGTTTTGAATTGTTTGATCGGAGCCAGTATAACCTAATACATTGAAATAGAATGGTTCGATCAATTCGATATACTTCTGATAGTCAGATGCTTGTACAGCTGTGCCGTTAGTACCACCAGTAAGGTAAGTAGCTGCTTGTGCTGTAAATGCGGACATTTCATTGAATGTTACATATGCATTATTAACGAGTTCTTTCGGTGTAGAAAGACCAGTTTGTTCGTCGACTTTTTTAACGACATCGTCTGTTTTAAGGTAAGTCGTTACTACGAATTTAGATGCATCGTTAATGTCGGCAGAAATAGCGACAGCGATATCGTTGCCACGTACACCACCACATTTAGCAGTTGCGATCGTAGATTGTGCTTTAACTGCGTCAGAGTTTAAGCGATATAGATATAAAGTTTTAGTATTAATAAAAAGATCGCGTAGACCTTTCATTTTTTCATGTGCGTAATCGTAACCGAAAATCTTAACGGAATCCTTTTGGAATTCTTCTTGTTCGATACGTACGATTTTGCCTGTTTCGCCCCAATCTAAGGAAAGAGCCATTGTAGCATAACCACGATCTACGATTTCGGCAAATGCTTTATTCTTGGAAACGAAATTAATGTATGCGCCTGGCAATGTTTTATTTTGGAATAGCCAGTAACCGCCACCTAATGCCATAGAGTAGTTCTCCTTTGTTATTTAAAATTAATCATTGAATAATTCAACGACGGGTTTATTTAATGTATCTTGTAGTAAAGCTTCAACTTCTTCGATGCTGTATTCACGATCTTCGATTACAGCGGCAATTAAGTCAGCGTATTGTTTAAAGCGATCAGAAGCAATAATAACTTCTGGTGTGAAAGTAGCAGCTGGAGCAGTAGTTGTTTCGTTAGTTTCACTTATCGCATTAGTATCTACTACTTCACTCACTTCGTTCGTTTTCTTTGTTCTTGGCATTATCTGTTACCTCTTGAGTTTGATTTAATGTAAGCATAGGATCTTTATCT